TTATTGCATCGTGCTTTATTGAAACAGAGCTGCCGTCATACGACGCAACATCAATATAGCCGCGAACAGAGTGTGGATAGTTTGAGTCGTCTTTCGCGTGATACTCGATCAGCGCGAAACTGGTACCCGGAAGATTGCACAGTTTGTGCCAGTACCATCTTGTGCTGTTAACAGGGTCGTAAGAGTAGTTTGTAATGTACGACCAGAGACCGCTTTCTGGAAGATTCTGCGAGAAGCCACCGACAGTAAGAGACGAGTTAACCGTCAGCGACCCTGTAATCGTTCCGCCGCTTAACGGCAGAGCGTAGCTGCTGTAGTTACCGGCGTGGAGAACGCGCCTCTCTGTGCTACTAACTCGTATATCAAGCTCGCCGTTGACGGCTTTCTTAATGTCCCAAGCTCCCCACGCGCTGCCGAGGAGTCCGTAGGTAGACCCTTCGCCGTAGAGCTGCCACATAAAACTACCGGCGCTATTAACGCCGAGCAGTCCCATCGCGCCAGTTGTTGCGCTGTAGATTCTTGGGTTTGCGGCTCGTTCTTGGTTAATCGTGATTCCGTTAATGGTCCCGGTGATGCCAATACCCCATGTCCCGGAAGCACCTCCGCCGGTGAGCGTTGGTGAGTAGCTGTTGTAGTTACCGGCGTCGAGAACGACATCGCCGCTCAAAGAAAGCTGCCCTGCTGCGGATCTGACTAACGTCGTGTCCGTGCCGAACAGAATCCCGTTCTCGGGAACGGCTCCGCTGTAACTGCTGCTTACCTGTATTCCGCGAAACTTACCGTTCTGTGCGCTTCCGCTGTTCGTCAGAAAGTTAAAGTCTGAATTCGCGCGCAGGTATACGTTGCCGCCGAAATAGGTGTTGTTTCCGTTGAGCGTCAGATCACCAGTCAGCGTCCCACCGCTTAACGGCAGCGCATAGGAGTTGTAGTTGTTCGCGTTGAGTACGACGTGCCCGTTCTGCAAGAAGCTCGATGTGTCAACGCGGACGGTGTTCCAACCTTGCGATCCGGCGCTATACCCAATGAAGAGAGTCTGCGTATTGTTCGCTGTTGGGCGAAGGTAAAACGCGCCGCGATTGCTTTCGATGCCGAAGCCGCGATACCACGCATCGCCGTCGTTCGTTGGGTACGTTACCTTTAGACCGTCGTTGGCATTGATATTCAACGTGCCGGTCATCGTGCCGCCGCTCAACGGTAGCTTTGTGCTATCCGCGATAGTGATGTTCGCCGTGCCATCGAAGCTGACGCCGTTGATCGTGCGCGCGGTTTGCAGCGCGGTTGCCGTTGAAGCGTTACCAGACAGTGCGCCGGAGAACGTGGTGGCAACCACGGTCCCGTTACTATCCCAGCGCATGACGTTAAACACCGTATTGGTGTTTGCGTCGATGTTGGCGTTCGTGCCCCACGTCAAGTAGACGCTGTCGTTGAGCGTGCCGAGCGAGAAACCGCCGCTTGGCGTTCGCTGCGAGATCCACCCATGGTAACTAGCGGTTGTACCTAAAGTGGTAATCCAAACCGCAGAGTTTCCGCGATGACCGCCGATCCATGATGAAGCGGCGGCTGGCGGCCTAATGACTGAAGTAAATGTTTTGGTGCCGCCGATGGACTGGTCGCCTGTCGTGTACACGCCGTTGGTAACGGTCGCGGCGTTGCCGGTGATGTTGATCGCCCAAGTACCGGAGGCACCAGAGCCAGTAAGAGACGGCGAGTAGCTCGTGTAGTTGCCGCTATGCAGCAAAACCCGCCACGATGCCCAGACGTTGTTCTCTTCTGTGCGAAACCAGAGCGTGTCGAGGCGACCGCCGATCTGCACACCGTAACCGGCGCTTGAATGCGGAAGGTAAATGCCTGATGTCGTGGTCGAGCCGTTGTGATTGTTGGTTCCGCCAGAGATTAGCGATGCTTGCCCGTTGGTCTTGACGTTCCAGTCGCCAGTCACCGTCGCACGATTAAGCGGCGTATATCCAAGCGCGGTCGTGACGTTGCTAGATGTGATTCCGGATATGTATCCGCTCGGGTTACTACTGTTGTATGGCGTATAACCAAGCGCAGTAGTTACTTGCCCACTTGTTATGCTACTTACAGTAGCGGCATTGCCAGTGATGGAAATGCCCCAAGTTCCTGTCGCGCCAGTGCCATTAGGCTGCGGAGGGGTATACCCAAGAGCGTTAGCAACCTGAGTTCCAGTAATGCCGGTCAAGTATCCACTGTCGTTCGTGAAAGTACTGACATTAGTCGGCTGCGTGTAACTCAGAACGCCGGTCTGGTTGTTATAACTTAGAGACCCGGTCGCTGTGATCGCGCCTCTTGCGCGAGAATTTGTGAAGTAAAGGTTAGTGCTGCCTTCAGGAACTGCATCCGTGCTTCCCGGGGAAGCCGAGATCTCGACGTACGCAGATCCAGACCATCTGTAAGTCTTTGCAGTGTCGATAGCGATGTAGATCTTTCCGGTCTCGCCAGTTCCGGGAAATGCAGCAAGATTTGCATACTCAAGTACGTCATCAACATATGATGGCAGCTGAACTGACGGAACCTTTCCAGATCCGTCGAGCGATGCGTAGCCGTTTGCGACGCCTTTGTTACCTGAATTTTCAGGAGTGAATCCGAGTGCCGTAGTGACGTCTGAACTGTTTATGGACGAGCCAGTCGTAACTCGACCTTTGGCATCAACAGTGACCTTCGTATAAGTTCCAGCAGATGCGCCGCTGTTGGCGAGCGTCAGCGTTGTCGAAGAGCCAGTAGTTCCTGACCCAGTAACGTCGCCGGTAAAGGTCAGTGAGCCAGACGGGATAGAACCCCAAGACGGATTGCTACCATCAGTGGTGAGGTACTTTCCGCTCTGGCTGGTCTGAGACGGAAGGAAACTGTTCTTAACCGCAGAAGAAGGGCTGCGAACTTCCGACACATGTAGATACTGGGCGTGATCGTCGTCGCCAAGGCCGGACAGATTGCCGTGATCCTGCACAAGGGCGGCGGCAACGCCAGCGGCAGCGATGCTTCGTATGTCGTACACCGCAATGGTGCTGGCCTTAACGCTGTTCGTGAAGCCAGACTTATACTGATATATAACCTTGTATAAGGGGCGGAACTCGACAGAGGGGAACCCATTGAGGTTCAAGCCCTCGAAGGTCATCGCCTCTGCGGCGGAAAGCTGGTTGGTCGGAGCCTGACTGATGACCGCAATGACCGGGTAGGTCAGGTTGTGCGTGGCCAGAATCCATGAAACGAAGTACTCGTTGTTCGTGACAGGCGCGGTAGACCACGAACCGCCGCTGTACAGGTTGTACTGCGGAACCCCTGAGACGACCTTGAACGGGAAATTCGTCGGCGCGTCTACGACCCAAGCAGAGCCACTAAGATAGAGAACAGGAATGCGAGCAGGGCCAGACAGATCCTGCTGCCACGTACCTGCGACAGGCGTATTAGTCGAGACGATATCGACTTGCAAATCTTCGTCGAAGAAGGTTCCGCCGCCGATATCGATTTGCGCATCCGCATCAGTCGCGCCAGCGCCAGTCGTCGTGTATCCGCTTGCGCCAAACCCGCTGGCAATTGCAGCACCGCGAGTACGGTGAAGGTACTCATGAGTCTGCCAATCAAGCGTGATGCCATGCCGCTCGTCACCGAAATAAACTGCCTGCTGGGTAGTTGCGTTCCAGTAAACATACGCCGTAGGCGCATGTTCTTCCCAAGTGAAATAGCTCATCTGCGTCGAGAGAACCCCGGACGCATTGAAGTAGATGAAGTGTAACCCAGTCGTATCGGGAATGACGACGGTTTGCGCAGACGTATAGGTGTACTTGACGCCCTTACACCAGACTACAAAGTTCGCAGCAACAGGGGAGATCGTAAAAGTACGAGTTCCAGAGTTGAACGAAATCGAGGACGATGACTTGTCCTCATGCCCGATAGGCTCATTAGTTGGGTCTGCCGAGGGTTCCCACGCAGTTCCATTCCAAACGAGTTTCTCGCCAATAGCGGGGGCGTCCGCAGATACGGCGCGGCCCTGAATCTTCGCTACGTTCGGAGCGGATGATGTACCGGAAAGATCTCCACCAATCTCAACCTTGTCTGCATTGAGATTGGTGAAGTTAGCGTCCAGCTCATTATTAGTAAGCGGACTGCCTTTCCCTGCGCGGGTCGTGAGATTCGACATGCCTTTCCCCTATTAGGAGATCGTTACCGTCCAAGTCACCGTCATCGTGTCAGATGCACCCTTGTTCACAACAGGGAACACCGTGCGGCAAAGCATCGTGCCGCCAGTACCGGAGTTCAAAATTCCGGCCTCCGTCACTGCGCCGCTGCCAATACCGGCATTGAAGGTCGCAATGTAGGTGGCGACGGCTCCGGTTGCCGTTCCGCTCGTCAGGGAAGCGCGACCGAGTTCGCCGCCGAGTGCGGTATCGCCAACTACCGGCGCGGTCGAGTTAGAGCCGATGGCCATGTGGCTCATCACCGGGGATGCCGTGCCAACCATGCGAGAGGCGATGAAGCCTTTGCCAGCCGTCACGACGAGGTTGTTGAGATCACGTTCATCCTTCAGGGTTCCGTTTTCGTCAAAAACACGGATCTGAAGACGACCGCTTACTTTGATGTCTTCATGCGCTTTCATTCAAGTAGCCTCTTTAGAAGTATTGAGAAGAACCAACATAGTCCTCGGCAAAGTAAGTGATGTCGGCGTAATCCGTCATCCTTAAAAAGCCGGAGTCTGCTGCGGTCATCGTCTCGCTTGGATTCTTACCGAACTCAAGCAAGAACTCATCGATCGCATACTCCGTCTCTTCAAATAGACGCGAGTACGCAACCAGTACTGAAGCCTCGTCTGACGTCGAAACCGACTCGCTTTTCTGTGTAGAGAAAAACGAGTAGATAAAGTCCCCTAATAATACAGACTCGGCAAATCCCTTTGTAGTATCGACTTGGGCGTGGTCTGAAGAGGACTGCGAATCGGATAGGTTGAACCCTATGTCGAAAACGATCTCTTCGATAGTCGGGGTTTCATCCTCAAGCCCCTTGCCGACCCCGATCCTAGAAGAGTCAGACGTCGAGAAGGAATCAGAGTGCGGGGCTTCGAAACCCTTTGAGATGGCATCCGACAAACCCTGAAGTTCTGCGAATCCCTTTAAGACCGCAAAAGAGGTTTCATCAGAAAGAGGGTCTACCAAGTCATCAAGAACTTTCCCGGTATCGTGCTTATAGAAATCGAACGGGAAAAAGAAGTCATCCAGAACCTTTTCGTTCGCCAGAACGATTTCATCGAACTGCGAAAGGCTGTCAGACAGACCCTTATCGAATACCAGAGCAACCTGATCCGCAACGACTTGGATGTCATTGACCCATCGGTCAACCGGCGTCGGGTCGATTTCGACATTTGCGGCCTTGAGGTTGATGTACTGCGACAATGCGTATGCATTGACGTAGGTTATCTGTCCTCTCAGCTCAGCGTAATTTAGTACGTCCTTTAGATCGACATACTGAGTCGTCGCCCTCGCGTACGCATGTAGCGGCTCAGTACGCAGTTTCTGGAACTGCGCAGCCGATACAGGTTTTGGGAGATCGAGGACGACACGAATCATTAGAAGTCAGATCGAACGCGGAGTTTAATAAGGTCATAGACAGTCTGAACACCCCCGCCGGAGGTCTCCATTTCGATCTCAGCCTCATAAACACCGGCAGCGTTCAATGACTCAGAAGTCCACTGAAATGCAACTCGACCATTGATCGCATCGGTGACCGTTCCGGTCAGCGTGGACTTAATGGTTGTAGAGCCAACCTCTCGGATTTTTAGCCGAACGGTAGACCCAGTAAGGTTGATAGGCTGCCAAGTAGCAGGATCGCTCTCGTCAAGGATAAGACCGGGGGCTGCTTGGTTGCTATCTTTAAGATATACATACAGAACCGGAAGCGTATCGCCCTCAACCAGAGGGATAGTTGCGCTGTAACTCATATGAACTCCCTCGGAGCGACGGTCAACGGGCCACCCGCATAACCATGCTTAGACTTGCGGATCGCAAGACCAAGGGCTTTGTCGAAAAGGCTCTTGTTGATATTCGCCCTGTTCGGGTCAGACCACACCTTCTCCGGCTGGATCTGAAGCCTGTACAACGCACCCTTGATCAGCGTCTCTGAGTTTTCGTTGGCGATGAAGTCAGGGATCGATGTGCTGCTCTGCGACGGCTTCAGAGAGTAGAGAACATAAAGCGTCTCGCTCACCTCAGGCGTCGGGGCAACAGTAATCGTGTCGCTGTCGTTCATCGTGTAGCAACGAGCGGGGCCACGCCCAGAGTTCATGATGATGTCAACCGGAGTGACCGGAGACAACCTCTCATAACTTGGAGAGGACG